GGCTTCGCCGCCCGCACAAAACCGCTAGCGATACGAGCTAAATCACTTAGTTTCAGCGGCTTGGGCATCCCGCGGGCTCCGCGGTTCGGAACTCGTTTAGAATCAGCTACTTACGGACGCGAAACCAGGCTCTCGCTCGATCAAGTGCCCTAGAATCAGCTATTTAGCAGAGTGACTACTCGGCATAGGTGGCAATGCCGCCACATCGCAAGTGGCGTCTTTTCCACAGGGCAACCTCTTGACTTGTAAGGGGATTCTCTGCTATTCGTAAGCTTCCGCGTCCGCAGAAATGCGGAGGGCCGCCCAACCCCGAGCGGCCCCAGTACATCACACGTAGAAACCCGACAGTTTGGCCGATAGTACCGCAGGTCGCACTTGACCGCAAGGGTTGATTTGTGCTGATGGGAGTAACCGAGTACGCAGAGCACCGGGGATGCCACCTGCAGGCTGTGCAGTATGCCATCCGGCGCGGCCGCATTCCGCTGACCGAAGACAACCGGATCGACTCCGACGCGGCCGACAAGGCATGGGTCGAGAACACCGAGGAGGCGAACGCGCGGCCGGGGCCGAAGCTGGTCTCGCAACCGAGGGGTGGCTCGCCGGGTGAGCCACTGCCGACGGAACCCGTGCCGGGCATGACCTTCATGCAGGCCCGCGCGTTGCGCGAGGTGTACGAGGCGCAGCGGCGCCAGCTTGAACTCGAAGCGCGCCGGGGCGAGTTGGTGAAAGCGGGCGACGTGAAGCAGGAAGCCTACCGGCTATTCCGCGTCTTGCGTGACGCCTGCCTCAACCTGCCGCCGCGCCTCGCCGCTCAGTTAGCGGCCGAGACCGACGAGGGCAACGCGCGGCAGATCCTCGAAGACGAACTCACGCGGATCTTCCAGACCTTCTCGGAGGGCAAGCTCGGATGATGGCGCCGTTCACGCCCGCCGAGGTCTACCGCTCCGGCGCCTACGACGGCGCGCGTCCCGATCCGCGTGAACTGATCTCCGACTGGGCCGATGAGTTTCGGGTGCTGACGGAGCGCTCCTCGCCCGAGCCCGGCCCGTGGCGCACTTCGCGAGTTCCGTACCTGCGCGCTCCGATGGATGATTTGTCCCCCTCTTCGCGAGTCGAGGTGGTGGTCATCATGGCGGGCGCGCAGGTGGGAAAGACCGAGACCGGCAACAACTGGATCGGCTACTCGATCCACCGCGCGCCGGGGCCGTTCCTTAGCGTGATGCCGTCGGTCGAGATGGCGAAGCGCAACTCGAAGCAGCGCATCCAGCCGCTGATCGAGGACTCGCCGGTCCTGTCGGCGTTGGTGAAGGAAGCGCGCTCGCGCGACTCGGGGAACACGGTCCTGGCGAAGGAATTCGACGGCGGCATCCTGGTGATGACCGGCGCGAACTCCGCGACCGGCCTGCGGTCGATGGCGGCGCGCTATCTGTTCCTCGATGAGGTCGACGCCTACCCCGGCGACATCGAGGGCGAGGGCGACCCGTGCGATCTGGCGATGGCGCGCACCACCAACTTCCCGCGCCGGAAGATCCTGATCACATCGACGCCGGTTGTGAGCGGCCGGTCGCGCATCGAGCGCTTCTACGAGCAGAGCGACCAGCGGCAGTTCTGGGTTCCCTGTCCGCGTTGCGGCGAGATGCTCGTGCTGCAGATGGCGAACCTGCGATGGCCGACGGGGCAGCCGCGTCTCGCGAAGTATTACTGCGAGGCGTGCGCGCAACCGATCTCCAACCACGAGAAGGAGTGGATGCTCGCGCGCGGCCAGTGGAGACCCCGTTCAGTGAACGAGATTGTCCACGGCTACCATCTGCCGAGCTTGTACTCTCCCGTGGGTTGGCTGAGTTGGGGACAAGTTGCCGAACGTCGCGAGAAAGCGGGAAACGATCCGGAGAAGGTGCAGGTGTTCCAGAACACCGTGCTCGGCCTGCCGTATGCCGACGCCTCGGAGGTTCCGGACGCCGAGCGGCTCTTCGAGCGGCGGGAGACCTACCAGATCGGCGTGGTCCCGCGCGGCGGGCTGGTGCTCACCGCAGGCGTCGACGTGCATCCCCGGCGCCTCGAAGTCGAGGTGGTCGCATGGGGCCGCAACAAGGAGTCCTGGTCGATTGACTATCGCGTCTTCGAGGGCGAGACGCATCAGCCGCACGTTTGGCAGAACCTCTCCGAGATGCTCGAAGAGGACTTTGCGACCGAGTACGGACAGACCGTGCGAATCCGCCGCATCGCCGTCGACTCGGGCTTCAACACGATGGCCGTGTACGACTGGATTCGCAAGCAATCGCGGCAGCGCGTGATGGCGGTGAAAGGCCAGACCACCGTGCCCTCGGTGCTCGGCGCGGCGAAGCTGATCGAGGTCGGCCCCACCGGCTCGCGCGTCAAGTTCGGGATCAGGCTCTGGCCGCTCAACGTGAACATCGCGAAGGAAGAGCTTTACCGATGGCTCCGTCAGCCCGCGCCGGATCTGACGCGCGGCGAGGAGTGGCCCGCCGGTTACTGCCACTTCCCCGAATACAACAAGAACTACTTCGAGCAGTTGACGGCCGAGCAGTTGATCACACGCGCCGTCGGCGGCCGCCGCGTCTCCTCGTGGGAGAAGATCCGCGACCGCAATGAAGCGCTCGACTGCCGCATCTACGCGCGAGCGGCGGCGGCGAGCCTGCGCCTGGAATCGTGGAAGCCGGAGCGGTGGGACGAAACCGAAGCCGTTCTGAGCGACCCCAACGTGCGAACCACGGCCGCCGTCCCGTCGACGGGCGCGCCGTCAGCCGCGCGCACGCCGGTCCCGCAGTTCCGGTCGAGCGGCCCGCGCACCGATTGGCTGGAGTGAGCAATGGCGAACGGCAACGGAGTCGACCCGATCCTCGAACAGATGCTGGCGAAAGCCCGGCGGCGGCTGGTCGAAGTCACGCTCGGGCAATCGCCCATCGCCATCGAAACGCCGCAACTCGGCCGGGTGGTCTACCCGGAAGTCAACGTCGCGGATCTGCGGATGCTGATCGATCAACTGGAGGCGCTCGTGCATCCCGAAGCCGCTTACGCCTTCCGGCGGCGGCGCCCTCTCTCCATCGAGGCGTGCCCATGACGGCGCCCGTTCAAGATCGGCGCCGTTCCATTCCGGCGCCGGTGGCCGCGCCAGCGACACCCACCGTGGCGCCGAACCATGGATTGCTGGCGCGGCTCTGGAGCCGCTGGACGCATCCTGCGCCGACGCCACCAGCGGCCGGGATGCGCTTCGGCGGCCAGTGCTGCACGCCGTACAAGGACTCGCCCTACGCGGGCGCGAGCCGCATCCGGAAGCAACTCAGCAACTGGCAACCGGAGCGGGCGCCTGCGGACCTGGAGCTACTGCAGTCCTACGATCTGCTGGTCGCGCGGAGCAGGGATCTCGACCGCAACTCGGGCATCGCCTCGGGCGCGTTCCAGACGCTGCAGGACAATACGGTCGGCATCGGCCTGCGGCTCGCGGCGCAGCCGGATTACCGCGCGCTCGGCCGCGACATCAAGTGGGCCGAGGAGTGGTCGCGACAGGTCGAGAGCCTCTGGCAGACGTGGGCGAACACCACCGCATGTGACGCCGCCGGGAAGATGAACTTCGCGTCCATGACGCAGTTGGTGTTCCGCGCCTGGATGGCGAACGGCGAAGCGCTCGCGCTGCCGCTCTGGCTGGAGCGCGTCGACACGCCGTTCCGCACCTGCCTGCAGTTGGTCGAGACGGATCGACTCTCCAATCCCGAGGGCGAGCCGACGAGCGCGCGTCTGCGCGGCGGCGTCGAGATGGACGTGTATGGCCGCCCGCTCGCGTACCACGTGCAGCGGCAGCTTGAGGGCACGCCGCTTGAACTGTACGCCTTCCTGGGCGGCGGCTACGCCACGCTCGGCTCCATCGGGCTGCTCGAATGGGACCGCATTCCGGCCGAAACCGACTGGGGCCGGAAGCGCGTGCTGCATCTCTACACGCAGGACCGGGTCGACCAGACGCGCGGCAAGCCGCTTCTCTCGCCGGTCATCGAGCAGTTCCGCATGCTCGACAGCTACCAGCGGACGGAGCTTCAGTCGAGCATCGTGAACTCGCTCGTGGCGGGCGTGATCACCACGCCGATGGACCCGGTCGCCATCGCGGAGATGGTGGGCGGCGACCCCAACAAATACCTCTCGGAGAAGGGCGAGTACCGGCCGCAGATGGAAGGCGGAAGCCTCGTGCCGCTCTACCCCGGCGACGAGTTGACGCCGTTCGTTCCGGCGCGCCCGGCGCCGCAGTTCTCCAACTTCGTCGAAGCGGTGATCCGGCAGATCGGCGCGGCCATCGGCCTGCCGTATGAGTTAGTGCTCAAGGATTTCTCGAAGACGAATTACTCTAGCGCGCGAGCCGCGTTGCTGGAGGCGTGGAGGTTCTTCATCGGCCGCAGGACGTGGCTCTCGATCTACTGGTGCTCGGCCGTTTACAAGCTCTGGTTTGAAGAGGCCGTCAGCGCGGGCATGATCGACGCGCCCAACTTCTACGAGTTGATGCCGTTCTATCTGCGGAGTAAGTGGATCGGGCCGGGGCGCGGCTGGATCGATCCGGTGAAGGAAGCGCAAGCCGCGCAGATAAGGTTGGGGACCATGATCTCAACGCTTGAACTCGAATGCGCCGAGCAGGGGCTCGACTGGAACGAGGTGCAGGAACAACGCGCTCTGGAGTTGGAGCGCGCCCGGCAGTTGGGGCTCGCGGCCGCCATGCCGCCGCAGGGAGCAAAGCCCGAGCCGCCCGACGATCCGGACGCGGACGATGACGCCGAGGAAGAAGGCGGCGAAGAGGACGGCGAGGAAGGCGACGGCGAAGAGGAAGACGCGCCCGACGAGAAGGCGAGGAAGGCGGCGTAATGCCTCGCTCTCAACTCCTCCGCGTGCTGGCGCAGATCCACAACCATCCATGGGTGGTCACGTCGGACTGGCTGAACGAGATCATCGCGCGCGTGGACGAAGCCGGGAAGGTCGACCTCGACGCCGTCGCGGCGAAGCTCGGCCGCCCGCTCGAAAACGCGGGCAACTCGGTCGAGATCCGCAACGGCGTGGCGATCCTCGGCGTCACCGGCCCGCTCTTCCGCTACGCGAACCTCATGACGGAACTCTCGGGCGCGTCCTCGATCCAGACGCTGGCGCGCGACTTCCAGACCGCGCTCGACAATCCGCAGGTGAAGCACGTCCTGCTCGATGTCGACTCGCCCGGCGGCCAGATCGACGGCGTGCAGGAGTTCGCGGACCAGATCCGCGCGGGCTCGAAGATCAAGCCGGTGACCGCATACGTCGACCACATGGCCGCGTCGGCGGGCTACTGGATTGCGGCCGCCGCGCCGCGCATCGTGGCCGTCGAGTCGGCCCTGTTGGGCTCCATCGGCGTGGTGGCTTCGCTGCGCGACAACCGCGCGGCGCAGGAGCGGCAGGGAGTCAAGCAGTACGAGATCGTGTCCTCGAAGAGCCCGCTCAAGCGAACCGATCCGGCGACCGACGACGGCCGCGCGCAGATCTTGAAAGTGGTCGACGCGCTCGCGGAGATCTTCATCGGCCGGGTCGCCGCGTTGCGCGGCGTCTCAACAGAAACCGTTGAGTCCCGCTTCGGGCAGGGCTCGGTGATGATTGCGGCCGACGCCGTCGCGGCGGGCATGGCCGACGAGATCGGGAGCTTCGAGCCGCTGGTGGCGCGCCTAGCGGCTGAGTCCGCGCCGCGCGCCGTGTCCATCGCAGTTAGTCAGGAGGTTAGACCCATGGCAGACAATCCGAATCCGACGCCTCCGGCGGCTCCGGCCCCGGCGGCTCCACCTGAACCGCAACCGCAACCGGCGCCTGTCGCTCTCGCGCCCGCCGTCGACGGCGCCCGCGTGCAGGCCGAGCGGCAACGCATCGCGGCCATCCTCGACGCGCCCGAGGCCAAAGGGCGCGAAGGGCTCGCCCGCGCGCTCGCGCTCGAAACCGACATGACGCCCGAGGCCGCGAAGAAGATTCTCGCGGCGGCGCCGACGCCAGACGCGAAGCCACCGGCCGACCCGTTGGCCGCGCGCATGGCGGGCATCCAGAACCCGGCGGTCGGCACGCGCGGCCCCGAGGAAGACCCCGAGGCGAGCGAGGCGCAGCGCATTCTCGCGTTCGTCCCGAAGGACCGTCGCCACAACGCGGCGTAACCAGTGACCAGGAAGGAGACTTCATGCCCGCTACTTACGATCCGATCAGCAAAGCCAGCTTCGGGTTTTCGACGCCGACGTTTCTCTCCGCGCTTCTCGCGGACGGCCACGATGTGACCTCGCGCAAGGGCACGGTCGCGTCGGGCATCGGCATCCTGAAGCGCGGCGCGATTCTGAAAATCGTTCCCGCCACCGGAGTCATCACCGTCCCGGCGGCCGCCGCCGATTGCAACTGCGTCCTGGTCGATGACGTGGACGCCACCACCGCTACCGTGCAGGCGGGCGTCTACCTCACCGGCCGCATGAAGGCCGACGCCATCCAGTGGCCGGGCGCGCTCGTTCACGCCGACTGCACCGAAGCGCTGCGCGATGTGGGCATCTACATCGAGAGCGTGATCATCGCGGACGGCTCGCTCGTCAAGTCGGTCCCCACCACCGAGGAGGCGGCCGAGGCCATGAAGAATTTGAAGAAGGCCCGCGCGGCCGCCAAGGAAAGCGAGAAGGAAGCCGGGGAGGAAGACGAGGAGAAGCAGCCTCCGTCCGACTCTCCGTTCGCCTACCTGACGCCCGACGAGAAGGTCGACAATCCGGATCTCGCGACGAGCGCCCTCGCCATCGCGGCCGAGGAGTTCGCGGAGGAGCAGGAGAAGAGCGGAGAGAAGCCGCCCGCCAAGCAGGTGGTCGCGAAGCCGCCCGAGCCGCCGCACGCGAACCGCAAGTAGCAGCCGCAGAATCCGCCGTCTGACGGGCGTTTGGCGACGGCCCCGTCAGACGGCAAACCGCAACCTCTAACTCCCGCCAGTAGGAGAGTCCGATGGACCTCTGGAGCACGAGCACGCTCAATCGGGTCATCGCGGACCTGAAAGGTCAGACGCAGTTTCTGCTGGACCGCTATTTCCCGACGGTGCAAATCGAGACCGGCGAGGAGATCCATTTCGACGTGGTCGACGGCACGCGGCGCATCGCGCCCTTCGTCAGCTTCCTGGTGGAGGGGCAGATCGTGGAGTCGCCCGGTTACCGGACGGGAGTCTTCAAACCGGCCTACGTGAAAGACAAGCGCGTCTTCGACATGCACCGGCCGTTCAAGCGGTCGGCGGGCGAGAGCATCGGCGGCACGATGAGCCCCGGCGACCGGCTCCGCGCGCTCATCGCGGCTTCGATGGAAGACCAGAAGTCGATGCTCAACCGCAGGCTCGAAACCATGGCGGGCGAGATCCTCGCGACCGGCAAGGTCACCATCGTCGGAGAGAAGTATCCGCAGGCCATCGTGGACTTCGGCCGCGCGGCGGGAAACACCATCACCGCTTCGACGCTCTGGAGCGCGGCGGGCTCGCATCCGCTGGACGATCTGCAGGAGTGGGCGCAGACCGGACTGCAATCGACCGGCATCTACATGACGGACGTGATCATGCCGGTCGCGGTATGGAAGGTGTTCCGCAACCATGACGACGTGAAGGCCCGGCTCGACATCCGGCGCGGGACCGACACATCGCTCTCGCTCAACGCGGCGGGATCGACCGAGGGCGGGATGAGCGTCGGCAACATCGACGGCTTCAACATCATCGTCTACTCCTCGTGGTACGTCGACCCGGCCGACTCGACGGAGAAGCCGATCATCCCGGCGGATTCGGTGATCATGGCATCGCAGCAACTCGACGGCGTGCGCGCGTTCGGCGCGATTCGCGACGAGGAGGCGGGCCTGCAGGCGATGCCGTTCTACGTCAAATCGTGGACGGAGCCCGATCCCTCGGTGCGCTTCATCATGCTGCAGTCGGCGCCGCTGGTGGTCCCCTACCGGCCCAACGCGAGTCTCAAGGCCAAGGTCATCTAAGGGAGGCCGGGCCATGCGGAGCAACCCGTTCGTCGGGCCTTTCTCGGCTTTGTCGAAGCGTCAGGCGGGACGCGCGGCGAATCCCCGTGTCAGCGCGATTTCCGGTCTGTCGCCAATACTGGCCGGAATTCGCGCGGCGGGAGACCCGGCGTTGGCCGAGTCCTTGTCCGACTCCGGCGGGACGTTCGTCAGCCGCTTCGCCGGAGCGCATGTGCCGATGCTCTGGTCCGCGCTGATGGGCGAATTCGAGCGCATCGTGGACTACTGGATCGACGGGGACGACACGCAGGTTTTCCCCATCTCGATCCTCTGGATCGAAGGCGTCGAGGGCGAGGAACTCTCGCCCGGCCGCTACTCGCACGCGCACATCAAGCATGACGATCTCCCGCGCCCGCCCGCGCTCGGAGACGTGGTCGCGGCCGGAGGGATCGAGTACGACGTGGTGCGCGTCGACGCGCTGCCCTACGGCGTTTCGAGAGTGGTGCTGCAAGCCAACTCGGAGGCGTCCTGATGCCGGTCAAGATCAAGGTGAAGCGCAGCGGCCACATCAAGAAGCCGAAGCTCGACAACGGCCAGATGACGCGCATCGGCAAGGAGATGGTCGCGCGCCAGAAGGCCCGCTGGGCCGCGCACAAGAACGCATCCGGCAACGAAGCCAAGCCGCTCTCGAAGAAGTACGTGTTCATCAAGAAACGGATTCGCGGCGGCGGAACGCAGTATCGCGACAACCATCTCTCGGGCGTGATGATCGAAAACTTCCTCCTGCGGAAGGCCATCGGCAAGGAGATCCGCGCCGAGAACACGTCCCGCATCGGCCGCGAGCACGCGCGCGGCCAGGACAAGTACGAGCACATGATCGGCTTCTCGGGGCCGGAGCAGTCGGCCCTGTTCAAGGACGCGAAGAAGGAATACGGCCAGTATCTGAAGTCGGCCTGGATTCCACTCAGCGGACAGACGCGATGATCGATCTGATCGAATTCACCAACGCGATGGTCGACGTGCTGCGGCGCATCCCGCCGCTGGTCGCGGCGCTCGATCCGCCGGAGCCCGCGTCGATCTTCGGGTACATCGATCTCCAGCCGCTCGCGAATAGGGTCGAGGCCGCCAAGTACAGCCAGCGGCCGGGCTCGGTGATGGTGGTCTGGAACGAGGCGCCGCTCGAAGCCGGGGACGGCGGCATCGTGCAGACCACGCATTACGCGAGCCTCTACCTGCGGGCGCAACGCGGGCAGTCGCCCTACACGCTCGCGCGGCTGATCGTGAACGGCGTGCCCGATCCCGGCGACACGCAACGCTGGCACTACTGCCCCATCATGCCGGGCGTGATCCGCACCGTCATCGCGAACGTGAAGCGCGAGACGGACCCGGAGCAGATCGATCTGTTTGTGATCGAAACCGAAACGCAAGAGTCAGGAGATCCATAATGGCTACTAAACCGCCCCTAGCTCCCGTCGAACCGCAGCAGCCCGGCGGGCCGGAATTGCTCGTGGTAGCGAACTGCCCGGCCAACGTGCGCGAGACGAAAATCGCGTTCGGGTTCAAGCCGCAGGCCGATCTGCCGACGAAGAACACGCTGGCCGAGATCTGGAGTCTCACCAAGACGAACCCGGCGCTCGCCACCGTCACGCCGGTCAACGAGACCGACGCCAACGACATCGGCAAAGGCGACGAGTTCCCGACCGCCACCTTCCCGACGAGCATCGACACGGCCGTCACCATCGAGAAGTACTGCTCCTCGGAGTTCATGGCGTGGCTGTTTTCGTTCTCGACGGGCAAGGCGACCAAGAGCGGCTCGGCGGGCTCGGGCTTCACCTACGCGGCCGTGCCGTCCGATCCGGTGGTGAACTGCATCAACCTGCCGCCGTTTACTTACGCCGAGCAGATCCGCACGCCGCCCGAATCGGTGGTCGACCGGGCTCTCATCGGGCTCGTGGTGAACGACTGGACGCTCACCATGGAGAGCGGGCCGGGCCGCGCCAACTGCCGCGTCTCGGTCAACTGCGTCGGCACGGGCAAAGCGGAGAACCCCTCGGGCTACACCCCGTGGCCGACGGTCGAGACCGAGCACTTCCTCAACGCGGCGTCCGCGTCGATCAATATCGTCGGCCAGGACTACGTGCTGACGGCGAGCTTCATCTCGCTCGAATTCCGCTGGAACAACAACGTGCGCCTGCCCTCGGGCCTCTATCCCGGCTCGGGCACGCAGAACGGCTACGCGATTCGCGGACGCATGGAGTACGGCATGCGCGAGTCCTCGCTGCGCTTCGTCGCGCGAGCGCTCAAGGGCTCGCCCGAATACGCCGCGCTGATGGCGCAACCGCAGACCGAGGGGCCAGCCACGGTCTCCGTCGAGGGCGCGCAGATCGGCGCGGGACCGGCCAAGCACGGCTTCTCGATCAGCTATCCGCGCGCGGTCTTCAGCGCGGTGGTGAACGGCGAGGCCGACGGCATCGTCACCGTCGACTGCACGGTGACCGGGCTCAAGCCGCCTACGGGCGACTACATCACGATGAGCGCGACCACCGAGAAGGACGGCATCCTCGGGCTCTGACGCGCGACGAGTGAAAAGGGAAGGGAGGCGGCCATGCCGCTCACATTGATCTTCGTTCTCCTGGCCTTGCTGATGTTCCTCATCGGCACGGTCAACGCGCAGTGGCCCGCCGGTCGGTCCATCAACTGGACGGCCGCCGGGCTCGCATTACTGACGCTGGCGTGGATCGTCAGCGGTCGAGGTTAGACAGAAGAGGCCAACCGTGAAATTCGACTCGAAAGCAGAAATCGCGATTCCGGCGCGACTGGCGTCGACCGGCGGCGCGGAGCAGGAAGTGCTGCTCCGCTACCCGACGGACGAGGAGTGGTCGGCGCGCTCGCGCTCGCGCAAGATCATCATCCGCAGGCTCGGCCGGGGCATGAGCGAGACCGTCCCGCCCGAGCCCGGCGAAGCGGACGTGAAACTCTACAAGACCATCGCGCTCAACGGCGCGCCCGACATGACGCCCGCCGAGGCGTCGAAGGTGCTCGAAGCGCTCTCGGTCGCGGACGTGTACGACGTGTCCATCGACGGCGGCGAGGCGGCGGTCGAGATGAGCGTCATGACCGGCCGCGCGATCCATCACATGAAGATCCCGACGGCCGATCAGGTGCTCTCCTTCCGCCGGTCGGCCTTCCGGCTGATCGATCTGCCCTTCAACCAGCAGGAGCTTCGCACCACGGCCGACGCGGGCGCGCGGCTCTACGATCAATGCGGCGGCCGCAGCGAGGATTACGCCAACGGCATTCCCGCGCTGCACAAGGACGCCGCCATCCGGGCGGTGATCGAGCACATCGACCGGGCGCTCGGGCCGAGGTCCGATGACGCAAATTTTTAATCGGCGGGGATTGGCCGGAGCAACCTTCGCCTCGATTCGTCTTCAATCGCCTGATGCGACAGAGCGCTCTCTGTCCCTCGCCCGCGAACTGTCCCGAAGTGCTGAACCTGGAGCCCGGCGCCGGGCCTTCCGCGCTGCCGTGCGAGGGTTGCCCGCAGCAAGCGCTCCTCGAATATTTGGGGTCGCCGGGCGGGCTGATCATTCAATCGACAATCGACCTCGACTTCTCCCTGCAGGCGGGAATCACGGTGCGCCTGGACGAGATTCCCTACCCGGTGTTTCTGCTCCTCCGGCAGTTGACTGAAGAGCGCGACAAGTTCCAGGCCGAAGAGATCCGCAAAGGCCAAAAGCGAGACTGACCGATGGCCGCCGCCAATCGCATTTATCTGCATGTCCAGTTCGACTCCGCAGACGCGGAGAAGAACATCGACACGCTCAACAAGAACATCGACAAGATCGGGACCACGTCCGAGAAGGCGACCAAACAGGCAGTCAAAGGCATCAAGAGCGTCAACGTCACCGTCGAGCAAGCCTCCGACGAGATGGCGCGCCTGGGCCGCGCCGTCGCCGCGCTCGGCATCTGGAAGACCACCAAGGAAATGGTCGCGATGGGCGAGGAGGTCAACCGGGCGAAGCGGCAGCTTGCGGAGATCGGGCTCTCCGACTACGCGAAGAAGTTCAGCGAGTTGGCGGCCAGGACCGGCTCGACCGGCGGCGAAGTGCGGAAGATGGCGATGGAGCTTCGCGCGGCGGGCGTGCCTGCCGAGGAGTTGACCAAGGAGGTCGAGCGCATCCTCGACATGGCGACCGCTTTCTCGGAAGAGGGGGTGAAGGGCGCGAAGGCGATGGCCGACGTGCTGCGGAATATCGGCACCATGTTCGCGCCCTCGGCCAAGGGCATCCAGGGGCTCGCGGCCGCGTCGAACATCGCGTTCCCGGCCAAGGTGGCCGAGGCGTTCAATAAACAACTGATCTCGATGAAGTCCGAGATCAAGCAACTCGATCCGCAGCAGTTCATGCGGCTCGCCATCGCCGTCGGCGTGGCCGGGCACGAGGGCGCCGCCGCGCGCGAAGCGCTGCACACGGTCAGCGCGGCGCAGAATCGCCTCGGCTCCGCGTCGAAGAAGCTGGCCGGTCAGATCGAGGACGATCTCGGCCCGGCATTCATCCACTCCATCGACATGATGACGCAGATGCTGAAGCTCGCGACGGAGTTGGTGAAGGTGCTCGGCATGCTGCCGGGGCCGATCAAGGATGTCGCCGTCGCCGTCGGCGTGTTCGCCGGGACCGCCATGATGCTCGGGCAGGTGTTCAACGTCCTGGGTCTCGGCTTCAAAGGATTCGGCGCGGCCGTGACGTGGCTGAAGGGCTCGCAACTCGGAGGCGTGGCGGGCAAGCTCATCGCAGGCGCGGGCGTCCAGGGGCTCGGGCTCGCGGGCGCGGCCGCTGGCGCGCAGGCCATCGCGACCGAGGCGGCGTCCAAGGCGGCGGCGACGGCGGCGGCGTCTGCGGCGGCCGACGCGGCGGCGCAGGTGGCGGTGAAGCAGGCGGCGTCCAAGCTCGCGCGGGAGGCGGCGGCTAAAGCGGCTTCGGAAGTCGCGGCCGAGGTAGCCGCGTCGGCTATCGGGGAGGCCACGGCCGAGACCATCGCGAGACGCACGGCGGCGCGGGCGGCGGCGCGGGAAGCGGCCAAGGAGGTGACCGAGAAGATTGCCGTGCGAAAGGCGGCGGATGAAGCCGCGAAGATTGCGGCTGAAGCGGCCGTGTCGGCGGCGGCGGCGGCGGCCGGAGCGAGGGCGGCGGCAGGGGCGGGCGCGGCCGCTGCGGCGGGCGCAGGAGCGGGCGCCGGAGTCACCACGCTCGGGCTCGGCGCGGCCGGAGCGGGCGGCATGGCAATCGGCGCGGGCACGTTGCTCGGCATGGGGCCGGTCGGCTGGGTCACGCTGATCGGCGCCATCGCGTCGGCGGTATGGATCTGGTACGCGCACAACAAAATGTCTGATCGGGAGAAGGCGGCCGCTGCGGCCGTAGTGACGCCGGTCACGCCGGATGAAATCGCGCGGCGGCGGGCTCTGGCGATGAGGCCCAACCCGGAAGCGATCAGGAGCCAACTCGAAGAGAGCGAGCGGGCGCTCGATGAGGCCCGCGCCCGCAACCTGAAAGCGGGCAAGGAAAACATCGGCGCGCTGACGGACGATTACGCGGGCCACTTCCGCAAGCTCGGGGAGATGGCGAAGGGAGTCGCGGACTACCGCAAAGCGCTCTCGAAAGAGACCAGCGACGAGGCCAGGAAGAACGACATCGAAGCCGCGCAGAACCAGAAGGACGTGCAGACCGCCGCCGCCAATTACGCGAGGGCTCTGTGGAGCGACGTGGGCGCGGAGTTGAAGAAGCAACGCGAGGAAGCGCGGCGCGACATCCGGCGCACTTACGAAGAGATCCACCGCACGCGCCGCCAGATTGCCGTTGCGGAAGCCGAAGTGATTCCGGACGAGACCTTCGCGGGCCGCAGACGAGTGCTGGCCGTTCGCGCGGCCGCCACGCAGCAGCAAGCCAAGGCCGACATCATCGCCAAGCAGGTGGAACTCGACACACAGATGCAACTCGAAGTCGCCGGTATCGTGCGCGCCGGGCGCGCGGCCGGAGCGAGTCAGAAGCAGATTGACGAAGACACGATTGCGGCGAAGGAGATCTTTGGCGGCCGGATCATGGCGCTCGCGGTGCAGCTTAACGATGAGATCCAGAAGCTGACGCTCGATCAGGAGAAGGAGACCAACGCGCTGATCCTCGACCAACGCAGGCAACGCATGGAGCAGGAGCTACAGGACCGCATCGCGGTGATCGACCGGGCGGCCACGCTGGGTATCGCGCGTCTGCAGGCGCAGCGGCAGACCTCGCTCTCGGGGCGGCTGGACGTGATCCGGCGCGTGACCGAGATGGAAGAGGATCAGATCATCGGCAAGCGCAACGAGCAATTTCTTGCGCTTGAAGAGGACACCGCATTCTACAAGCGGCTCTATGGCGAGCAGAGCAAGAGCTTCCTCGAAATTCAGGAGTACAACCAGAAGCAGTTCGACCGCATCCGGCTCGACGCCGACACGCAGTACCAGATGGCGCGGCTGAAGGGTTGGCAGGAAACCGATCAGGCCATCCTGCAGAACCAGGAGCAACTCTTCTCGAATATCAAGGGCTTCATGGAGGGCATGTGGGACGCCGTGCTCGACAAGTCGAAGAGCGTCTGGTCGAGCATCGGCAGCTTCATCACCAGGACCATGATGGGCGTCCTCCGGAACGTGGTCACCAACTCGCTCGCCGCGCAGTTGACCACGGCCTTCGGCGGCTTCCAGGTGGGCTTCCCGCGCGGCATCTGGAAGGCGCCGTACTTCCCCGGCGCGGGCTCGCCTCCGGAGATCACCAGTATTGAGAACGCCCAATCAAACCTCAACTTTAGCGTCCAGACGCGCAACCGGGAGATGGGCGAGGTGGTCGGCCGGGATCTGACCAGGATCGTCTCCGACGCCGCGATGGCAGACTGGGACCGGCGCGCGGCCGTCGAGATGGCCGGGACCGGCAGCGCGGACGCAGGCTCGGCGCGGCAAACCGGGACGGCCGGTGGCGGCGGCCGAGGCTTCGGCGGCTTCGCGCAGGGCCTGAAAGATCTGCGCGCGTCCTTCGGCATCGGCGGGCTGGTCAAGACCGCGACCGGCGAGTCGGTGATCTGGGAGGTCGCCACGCCGCGCGAGAAGCTGGCCTCCGTCATGGGCAGCAAAGGGATGGCGAGCCTCGCCTCGATGGTCGGCGCGCCGATGTTCCTGTCGAGCCTCAACCGGCGCGGCGTCCGCGCGGGCGCGATGGGCATCCTGGGCGGCGCGGCGGCCGGGTGGGGAATCGCCCAAACCTTCGGGGCGACGGGATTGCTGGCCGGAGCGGGCGCGGCCACGGGCGGCGGGCTCGGGTTGCTCGCCGCAGGCTGGAAGCGCGGCGGCGTCTCCGGACTCGCGATGAACATCGGCGGCGGCGCGCTCGCCGGGGCGGGCATCGGCTTCATGATCGGCGCGATGGGAGGGCCAATCGGCGCGTTGGTCGGCGCGGCCGCCGGTCTGTTAATCGGCGCGGGAATCGGCGCGGGAGTCGGCATCGCGCGCCTGTTCCATGACACCGACGACGAGAAGGTGCGGAAGCTGCTCAAGCAGGCTTACGGCATCGACATGTCGGATCGAGGTCTGCGCGAGCAGATCGTGAAGCTCGCCAAGGAGCGCTACGGCGGCGACCTCCGCATGGCGGTGTTCTCCACCGAGGTGCAGGACATGGTGCGGCTGTACGCGCTCACCAAGAGTCAGAGCACGGCGGGCCTGCCGCGCCCGATGTACGGCGCGACGTTCGCGCAGTCGGCGGCCGGAGGGCTCCAGCTTCAGCCGGTGTACTCGGGCGGGCGTCTGGTGTCGAACCCGTACGTCGGGACCACCACCACGCAGATGGCCGCGTTCGCGGGCAATCAGGGAGGGCCGCTCTTCCTGCAGTTGAATCCGCAGCAGGCGTCGAGCTTGTTCGCCGGGCAGGTGGTGCAGGTGCTCGGCTCCAGCCCCGGCGCGGTGAGCGCGTCGAACACCTTGGCGGCGAGATCGGGAGCAGGCAGGCAGGCGCAGACGAGCGCTCTGCTGGAGCCGGGCACGGTGCTGGCGTGAGGGCTTACGAGTTCGCGTACAGGTACAGCACGATGGCGATTACGAAGAGGATGGCGGCGCTTTTGGCGAGGGACCGGCTCGCGGCCGTCAGCCTCTGGTCCGTTGTTGGTTCGTTAGACATAAAACCATTTTACCCGACGTTCTGAATTGCACTTTATAGAGCGCGCATATTATGCCCGGCAACATTCAACCGGCGAACCCGGTCGACGTGATCCCGGCAGGCTTCTACGCGGGCCTGCAGGAGGAGCTACGCATCGAGAGCTTCGTCAACGTGTATCCGGACGGCTCCAGCGACCGGATGAAGCTGCAGGACACGCCGCGCCAT